AATGAGGGCACGTGGGGGCAAGGCTTTTGGGGCCAACAAAGTTCGATCACGGTATCTGTTACTGGGGTATCAGCATCCACTGCTTTAGGAACAGAGAGTGTTGTTGCTGATAGTTTAGTAACATTAGACTCATTACAAGTAACCTCAGCGTTAGGCACGGCAGCAGCAGAGCAACAATCTGTCTTTAATTTGACCGGTGTTTCTTTCGAAACACAATTATCAGGAGTAACAGTAGAAGAAGGCGCAGGCGTAGTTGCTGGCAGCCTGTCTATATCATTTGCAACAGGAACTGAGACTGCTACAGGATCAGTAGACGCAGGATGGGGCAGAGGCTCATGGGGCTCTTTTGCTTGGAATGAAAATATAGAATTTATTACTAACGTCAGTAGCGTATCAATGTCTACTGCATTAGGCACTACCACTCAAGAAGTGGGAACAGGTGTAATTGTAAGTCCAACAGGCTTGTCAATGACATCTGCGCTAAACTCTGTAACAATATCAGAGGCTTCAGCATTAATAAATCCAACAGCGTTAACAATCGGTGCAGCCTTATCAGGAGCTACTGTTTCTGGAGAAGGAAGTGTTGCGGTTGTTGCGCCTTCAGATCAATTAGATTTTGCTATTGGCACACCAGTAATTGACATCTTCACTCAAGTAGATCCTACGGCTGTTACAATGGCTTCAGCATTAGGTAGTGTAGCCACAACTGCAGACGCTTTAGTAACACTTGGTAGTTTATCAAGCGCTTTCTCATTAGGCACAGAAACAGTTGAGGTCGGTACAGGTGTGATAGTAAGTGTTTCTACTGTAGCACTAACTTTTGCAGAGGGCACAGCACAGGGTATTGGTGAAGCTGTTGTTAATGTTACAGGACTAGATTTAGCGACAGTCCTAGGTGACACATTTGAAACACCTTGGGCAAACGTAGTAACAGGGGCAAATAATACATGGACAGAAGTCAACGCAGCTTAGAGATATTTTTTGTAGATGACGAAATAGTAAATGATTTTTTGACAACTTTAGATTTATTTAAAGAAAAAGAATTAAAAGTAGAAAATACATACACAGTAAATGGTTTTCAAAGCGTGAATATTTTAGCTCTTGAAACCACGAGATATTTGTCCTCAAGATTATTAGAGTATATAGATAAAAAATTACAACTATTTCATATACACTTGATAGATTATGACGAAAACGGTCAACAAGATACACATGATCACAAGGACACTGAGGATTACTCGTTTATATTGTATTTAAATGATTCAGATGGTAATACTGTTTTTGATGATGTTTGTGAGGTATCACCAAAAAAAGGTAAACTAGTCCTTTTTAAAAGTGATATAAAGCATTATGGTAAGCCGACTACGACCAATAAAAAAGTTGCAGTGGGCGCTTTAAAAAGTATTGATTAGGGGTTAAAAAAGAATATATTTTAGAGAGGTATAAAACATGTCAAGCACATATTCAGATAGACTTAAGCTAGAACTCATGCAAACTGGCGCTAATGCCAATACATGGGGTACTAATACCAATAATAACTTAGACGTAATTGACGCTTTTGCGGCAGGTTATTTATCTAAATCTGTTGCTGGCTCATCAAATATTACTCTTACAACAGCTAATGCCTCAGATACGGCAGAATCTTCTAACAAAACTATTGAACTTACAGGTGCTTTAACAGGCGCCATAAGTGTTTTCATACCTGCTGTAGAAAGTGAATATAACTTTTTTAATAACACTTCTGGTTCACATGATTTAAAAATTTCAGCTACTGGTCACGATGCAAATGGTGTAGTAATTGCACAAGGTGCAAAGACTACTGTGTTTTGTGACGGTGCATCAAACTTTAATGTAGAAATCCTTTCATCCACAGATGCGGCAGCTTTAGGGTCTGGTACAATACCAGATGCTAGATTCCCTGCCACATTACCTGCAGTTAGTGGAGCTAACTTAACAAACCTAGATGCTGCAGATTTAGCCTCAGGCACTATTCCTGACGCTAGATTCCCTGCAACATTACCTGCTTTAAATGGTTCTGCACTTACAGATTTAGATGCAGACAATCTTGCAAGTGGCACAGTTGCAGACGCAAGATTACCTACCATTGGAACTGATAAAGGTGGCACAGGTTTAACATCTCTTGGAACAGCGGGACAAGTTTTAACAGTTACAGCACCAGGCACAGCAGTAGCTTTTGCTGATGCAGCCGGTGGTGGCATAGCTAATAATACTACTACAACATTCTCTAACCCTGGTACATTTACTGCAGCTACTGACAGTCAATTTATTGCTGTCGAAGTAATCGGCGGTGGAGGCGGAGGTGCAGGTGGCATAGTTGATCCTAGTTCAAACCAAGCTGGTAATGCTGGTAATAGTGGAACAGGATCTAGTTTTGGAAACTTATTAAGCACCAACGGTGGTAGTGGCGGTAATGGCTCATCTAATATGCAAGGCGGTAACGGTGGCGGCGGTTCAGCCAGTGGTAATGTCGTGGGTATTGCTAGTCCAGGAACTTCTGGGTCAAGTGGTACTGGTGGACCTGCTGGATTAGCCACAAGTAATGCTGGTAAAGGTGGTAACGGTGGTTTTTCATCTATTGGTAACAGACAACCAAATACTAGAGGTGGCGGTGGAGGCGGAGGCGGTTTTGCCTACGCTATTCTTGGCACACCAGCTTATTCTCCAAGCACACCCGTAACAGTAGGAGATAAGGGTAATGGTGGAAACAATGTTACAAGTGGACCTAATGGATCTGCTGGTTCAGATGGTCAAGTTAGAATATCAGAGTTTATAACATAATGGCTAAATTCATTTTTACAGAACCTGGTGAGAATAGGGTAAAATACGTAGAGGATTCAAGACCTACTACTGCTTTTGGTCCTTCATATATAGAAGTTTCAGATGATAATGTAGCAGCTGGGTGGTGGTATGATCATGACTCAGATACATTAAGTCAATATAGACCCATATCTGTTGTAGAAGTAAGAATAGATAGAGACGCTTTATTAACATCTTGTGATTGGATGGTATTAGAGGATAGCCCTTACAAAGCCACTGGACAAGAATCTAATTTAGCAAAAATAAAAACGTATCGTCAAGAGTTGAGAGATTTTCCTAATGACTCAACAGAATATAACGAGAATAATTTAGTTTGGCCTACTCTTACACTAAGCTAAGAAATTGATTCTCAGTCCTACTTTCGTCTTAAGTGAAAACTTTATTCCTAATCATGTATGTGATGACATTGTTAAAAGAGGTTTAAGTTTACAAGAGATAGACGGCACTCTTGAAGGTGACAAAGAAGATAAAAAAATAAGAAACTCTAGAGTAGTTTGGCTAAATGACACCTGGATATATGATTGGATAAGCCCACACATAGAGTTGATGAATAATCAAATAGGCTGGAACATTAATTTTAATACCCCTGAAGAAATTCAATTTACAAAATACAAAGAAGGCCAATTTTACGGTTGGCATCAAGATCACACACCACGAGCTAATGATGAAAATACAACACAAAGAAAAATTTCTGTTGTCGTGCCTTTATCAGATAGTTCAGATTATGATGGTGGTGATTTAGAATTCTATGATTCAGTATTAAATCCACAAATCGGTGAAGATAAAAAAATTTTAAAAGATGATAGGACAAGACAAAGAGGCACAATAATAGCTTTTCCGAGTTTTGCATATCATCGAGTCACTAAAGTAACAAGGGGAGAAAGATTATCAATTGTTATTTGGTATAAAGGGGATGTATGGAAATAAATAAATTTGAAGAAAATAATTATGTAATAGTCAAAGAAGCAATATCGCAGGAACTAGCAAACTTTTGTAATGAGTATTTTTTGTTAAAAAGAAAAGTTGTTGAACAAATGAATTTTGCAAAAATAATTTCACCCTATGTGAATTATCTTGGAACTTGGGGTGATACACAAGCACCTAATACTTATTCACACTATTCTGATTTTGCTATGGAAACTTTACTAAAAAAACTAAAACCAATGATGGAAAAAGCCACAGGCAGAGAATTATATGAAAATTATTCTTACGCAAGAATATACAAATATGGAGATATATTACATAGACATAAAGATAGATTTAGTTGTGAAATATCTACAACGCTTAATTTAGGTGGAGACCCATGGCCAATATACCTTGATCCTACAGGAGGCACTAAAAATGAAGGAGTTGAAGTAAATCTTAGACCAGGAGATATGCTACTATACAAAGGTAATATATTAGAACATTGGCGATATGCTTTTACAGGCAGTTATTGCTCTCAAGTATTTTTACATTATAACGATAAAAAAACAGAGGGTGCTGAGA